GCGTCGGCCTGCTGCTTTTCGAGGATGGCGGTAGCAGCGTCAGCCGCTTCTTTCTCGGCATCAACGCGCATCTTGACGGTCTTTGCCGTGCTTTCTGCGATGGCATCGATTCTGCGCTTTTCGTACTGGTCCCAATAATCGGCAATCGCGTCCTCTGCGTCCTTGCCACCCTTAAGCATTTTCTCGCGGGCTTTTTTATGGGCTGCGAGTTGCTTATTCTGCTCGTCTGTAAATTTCTTGGTTGCCTTTTCGTTGAGCTTCGCAACCTCGCCAGTGTACCAGGCTTCAACCTTAGCTCGGTCAGCACCATCGGCAATGAATTTGTCCCGACGCTCAGCCAACTTCTCCATTGCAGTCTGTGTCAGCTTGCGCAACTCATCGTTGGCCTTTTTTGCTGTATCACTGCGCTGCTTCGCCGCAGAAGTTTCGACCTCAAGTTTGCGCTCGTTATACCGCTTAAAACTCTCAAGGCTCTGCTTCTCTGCTGCTGCCCACGTCGCTATGAAATTCTTCGCGGCCACCTGTTGCGAGTTGACGAACTCATCGACCATGCGCTGGCGCTCAAGGAAGCCAGCGGACTTGAACGCATCAAAGTCGATAAGCCCTTTGTCGGCAAGGTCCGCACCCTGTGCAAACGTGTCAGACACGGAGCGTAACCCAGCGTACTCCGTGAGGGTCTTGAGTGCGCTTGTGATGGCGTTGATGCCGTTGACTGCGGCCTTGTTGTCGAACAGGTTGATCTTAAATTCCGTCCATGCCTGGGAGAGCCGGTTGACAGCGGCTTGGGCAGACTCAAGTGCGGCGGTTTCCGCCGCCGCCCCGTACATCTTGGAAATCTCAGCGGCCAGCTTCGGCAAGGCGTCTTCGGCAAGCACCTGCCCCTGCTCAAGCATCTTGTTGAGTTCTGCGGTAGTGACGCCAAGGGCTTTTGCCATGAGTTGGAAGGCGCCGGGCAAACGTTCGCCCAACTGGCCGCGCAACTCTTCGGCCTGCACTGTGCCCTTAGAAATCATCTGCGACAATGCGCGAAGGGCACCCTCTGTGTCTGCTGTTGACATGCCAAGGGCTGTTGCCGCCTCTGTGACAGCCGAGAACACCTTGCGCACGCCCTCGCCCTCAAGTGCAGTCCCTCGCGCGGCTGCGCTGATGTCCTTATATATCGGCGCAAGGTCAAAAAAGGACTGGCCAAGGCGGTCGGCTTCCTCTCGCAGGAACTTCAGTTCTTGGGCCGCTGCCGTTTGGCTTCCGGTGATTGCGACGAACGACCGTTGCAGGGCGTCCATCGCAATCCCGGCCTTGATGACTGCGTCGCCGAATTGTACTAATCCGGCGACGGACAACGCCACGCCAAAAGCACCGGCCGCGTTCGTGAGCATCGCCATGGATGCCGCAGACCGTTGCGACGACGTGCCTATCTCACGGACAGCAGTTGATGCCCGTTTAGATGCACCTGTGATTTTGTCGATTTCGGACGCAGTGACGCCCATCCGCCTGCCGAGTGTTTCGGTGGCCTTGACAGACAGATTTGCAGCAGAGGCTATTTGTTTGAGGGCGTCAGCTTGGGCGCGGGCGGCGGAAGTGTTTGCGATCCTGCGCTGAAGTGAATCCATCTGTTTTTCAGACAGCTTCGCGCCAGCCCCGACAGTTTTGAGCGACTTGGCAAGGTCGTCCATGCCCTTCTCGGCAGTCGTGACCTTCTTCCCGGCCTTGTCGGCAGCGTCACCGATAGTATTGATGGCATGCTCGACCTGTTGGGCTTCGCCCTTGACGCCTGAGCCGTCGATCTCAATTATGATTCTTTCGGTCTGGTCTGCCATCAGATTACTCCCGTATTGCCGCCAACGCTGCCCGCTCCATGATCCGCAAATCGTCCAGCATCGCCCCCCGCTCTTTGGCCGGGATCATACGCATCCTCATCACCGCTTCGACCCCTGCGTAGTCCAGTCCAATCGGACCAGACGGTCCCATGCGCCATTGCGTCAGGACCGAGGAAAACAGATTGACCACCTCGACTTGATCCGGCCAAATCTCGACGGGCCGAAACCCTTCCATTTTTTCGACGAGCTTGCGGGGCAGGCCTGACCTGGCCATTTCTTCTTCAACGCTTCCCCCGCCCCGCACCATCCAGGAGGCAGCGTCCGCTAGTTTTTTGCGCGAGTCTCGGCCAGGGCTGCGAAGTAACCCTGGAAAAGCTCCATGCCGATGGCGGGGTTGTGGTCCAGCAGGTCGGCCAGTGCTTCGGGCGTGAATGGGGCGTCGACGCCGTCCCAACCTTTGACGATTTCGGCCAGCACCTCCCCAACGGTCTTTTCTTTGGAGAGCTCCATAGCCTTGCTGATGGGCATGTAGGCAAATTCGACGGTGATGGTTTCGGCATCGCCGCCGAACGGGGTGACTCTGACAGGGGCCTTGAACGTGGAAATCTCAGGCTTAATCTTAATCATGTGGCGTCCTTAAAAGGGCCGGTTGCCCGGCCCGTGGTGGTTTAGTAGTAGGTGGGGGTTCCGTCGAGGGTGAACACGCTGCTGGTCTTCACAAGGTCCTGGGCCTGGCCGCCGGGAAGCAAGGTGCATCCGACGTAGCCCGCGAAGAGCACAATTGCGTCACCGATGGTGAATTTGAACACGCGGCGCTGCTGTAAATCAGACGCCTGTTTCATCGCCTTCAGCCCCGCGTCGGAAGGGTCCCAGATGTGTTCCATCGTGTAGTTGATGGCGTTGGGGAGGCCCGGCATCTCGGAGCGGGTATTTTGGTGGATCGTGGTCTTGTCAATCATCGCAAAATCGCCACCACTGGACGAAATCGTGGTGGCTGTGGTGATGTTGGTTGCAAGCGTGACCTTGGCAACGGTCCCGGAAATGAAGTCGTCAAACTCGGTGCTGTCCTCGCCTTCCAGCACGAACGAATCAGTGGTCGCGTTGGCAACGCGGAACACGCGAGCGTCAACCTGAAACATGCCCTCAGCGAGCACAAATACAATGTCACCGTTGCTGTAACCGTGGCCGGTACAGCTTACGACGGCAGGGTTTGCCTTGCTGATGTCGGTGATGGTCTTTGCAGGGGCGATTGCGCTCTGCATCTTGACATCGACATTCTTCCAAACCTTTGCAGTAGCCATTTTGTTACTCCTCTAACCCGTGATGACCCACGGGGCAGATATGTTGATTTGATACCAGCCGTCGGCATCCCCGATTGTCTGGCGTTTAATAGCCCCGCATTGGAGCTTGTTTGATGTGTAATTGCGGAAAAGGTCCGCGATGCTGTCAGCCAACGTTGATGCTGTTCCATCCCCGGACCCGCTCGGGACGAACACTTGCACCGCAACGCGCCCGGCTTCGGCAACCGGGGCACCAGCGGATAGCGGCTCATAAACGTCACCTGCACTGAGCACGGCGAACCGCACCCACGGCATATTGAGCGCCGTCAGCGGGGGAGTGTTGGGCCAGCAGATCGGAGTTGTGGTCCACTCTGCCATCCGTGCGGCCAGTATTGCACGGGCTGTGTTAAGCACTCATGCCCCCAACCACCTTGTCGATGGCGATTTGCACAAACTCACGGGGAGCTTGCGTAGATGAGCCAGCGTTGAGCCTGCCAATGTATTCGACGTTGTTGTAGATGTAGATTATGGGTGCGTCCTGTGGGGCCATGGACGGATTGACCGTCGTGGACACACCAAACGTACCATCTTTCGGCGGCACGTGTCCAGTCAGCATCGGCCCCAGGCTCCACCCGGCCCTTGCGCGGCCCGTATCAACCGGCGTTGTCTCGATAAGCTCCCTGAAGATTTCGAGCGCGATCTTGCGCTTGACGTTGTCAGCGCGTTGCTCAATATTCTTCCCGGTCTTGCCGAGCTTAATTGTATGCCGCACGCCCATCACTTACGCCTCATCTGCAGATCATACGCGATCCCGGCATAATCCTTTGCATCCACCACCTCATGCGCCACGCTGCCCCATGTGATGACCGCGCCAACTGGCGGCATGGCGGACAGGGACAGCGAGTCCACAATGAGCCGCACGTCACCTGCCTGGATTCCAGCCAACCTTTCGAGCGTCCTGTACTCGCCCTTGATGGCGCTGAATGTCTCGGTCGTTGTCGTGTTGACCATGGACCCGGTTGCCGGGTCGTATGTGCTGCCCGTCACCCGCGCCCATGTGCATTCCACGACAGCGCCTGGTATGTTCTTCCGGAGCGCCTTGAATGCCGAGTTGAGATTGACGGCCATGCTACGCCCTCACCAGCCGGAACGAATTGCTGGCCATGATGTAGCCACGCAGGATGGACTTCAAGGCCGGGTACTGCGGAGCCTGTGACGACGCCGCATCCCATTCCATGCTCACCGCACCCGCCGTCAGCTTGGTGAGCGGCCTGTCAGTCGCGGCAAGCGGGGTTGCCCCGCCGATGATCTCCCCGGCCATGTAGCAGCATGCCTGCACGACCTCTTCGGGGATCTCGTCGGAGCCGACCGCGTAGCCGTCCACCTCAACGTCGATCCGGGGCCAGGCCATGGTCCTGATGGCGACCTTGCGCCCGGTCCACGACAGGCCGTTGAGATAGTCCGTCGCCTGGATGAGCGCCGAACTCTTTTCGTCGTCCGTCGCGGCGTTCCAGGCTTCATTCGCACGACCCGACCAGTAGGCGTTCGCATCCGCAAGGGAGGCGTAGGTGTTCGCGCCGGTGGGCCGGGTGCCGTCTTCGACTGTCAGGGTTATGGGCATGGGCTATTCCTTCGCCTTCCGGCCACGCTTGGGCGTTTTGACGGGCGTGGGGTCGACAACACTGATCTCGACTTCAACCGGGAGCGGCATATCCGCAGGCTCCGGCGCGAATCTCGCGTCAATGATCTTGTACCCAGCTGCCCGCAATTCTGCCTTGCGTTCCGGTGTTACGGGGTGCGGTTCATAGATTACTTCCATTTCTCACCTACACCGCAGCAATGGCCGCTATTTCGCCGTCTTCGACCCCAGGATCAACGGCCCCGTTACTGACGTTGATTTCGAGTGCAGCAGCGCCAATCGCGTTCAGAGCGGCAAGTTCTGCAACCTCGTCGTTCGTCAGGTCGTAGCCAGTCGAGAAGTAAATGACTTTCTTCATTGGTTCCTCCAAAAAGGGGCGGTTGCCCGCCCCGTCAATTACTTCGCAGCGTCACCGATGGCGACGACGCCAGCAGTGTGCTTGATGTCGGACGCGGTCTTGACCCAGTTCGACCCGGTAGCAATCTCGGCATCAGTCGGAGACTTTCCGCCGTTGGCGGTGTCCCAAGTGTAGCCCTTGAGGGCCAGCCCGAAGGTGTAGTCGGCCTGGAACGTGGTTTCGATGCGCTCCTTGCCGTTGCTCGTCTCGATGTTGGTCACGATGTCGCCGCCGTCGTAGACCATGGCAGCAGAGTCCACGAGGCCGAGGACGTACTGTTTGTTGGGCGTTCCGGTGACGTACAGGGCCGGGGCGTCGGTGACGATGACGGACTTGCCCAGGATGTCCACGACGGTGACGTTGTTCATCTGGAACAGGTTCTGCGCATTCATCAGGTTCAAGCCGATCAGCTTGTGGTACACGGAGCCGGTCATCACGTTAGCCACGATGTTGCCGGAGTGGTCGCCAAACTTGGCGTGGGCGTCGTTGATTGCGCCGTAGCTGATGCCAGCGGTGGCGCTCACGTCGTTCGTGGCCGTGGGCTGGTTGGCGATGGCAGCCACCAGCGCGGCGATGGCGCTGTAAAGCTGGTCCTTCAGCATGGCCTCGGCGAAGTTCTGGCTGATGGTGGCAATGGCCTCGGAGGTGGGCTTCTGAAGCCACCCAAGCTGCGACGGCTCGAACAGGATCGGCCCGAAGCCGCCAGCGATCTTGACGCCAGAATCCTTGACCTGGGCAAGCGACGTAGCCGACACGCTGCCGTTGCTGGCGTAGCGGTCCACGCGGCGCTGGGCAGAGTGCAAGGCGCTGTAGAACGAGTTCTGGATGAAGTCGCCCTCAAAGCCCTCGGTGGTCAGCCGGATAGCGCCAGCGGACGCGCCGTTAAACTTGTCGACCATGTAGGCCAGGGTTTCGATGATTGCAGGCTGGTAATACTTGTCGAACACCTGCATGTTGGAAAGTGCCATTTGTTACTCCTTCCCGATGTCGGGAAATTTGCTTGCGAAATACGCGGCCCGCTCTTCTTTGGAGCCGCCAAGTTTGCCTTTTGCCGGAGCCCCACCCCCACCACCGCCAATCGCCCCTCCGCCGGTATGACCGGAGTCGCTGAAAGCAGCAGGGAAGGCAGTCTTCAGCCCGGTCACGACCTCGTCCAGCGATGCCGCGCTTGCCGGTACAACCTGAAACTGACCGTCCACTTCTTCGACGCGGAGAGCCGCCTGGATATGTGGCATGAGCAACCCAACGTTGCCCTTGTGCTCGGCCAGCAGCTTGGACGCTGTGGACTCAAGCACAGTTTTTTCGAGGCGGGCGCGGTAGACCTGCACCTGCTTCTCGCGGGCCTCAAGTTCCTTCGCGTGCCGGGCCTTGAGCTGGTTGACGATCTCGTCAGCGCCCTTGGCCTTCGCGGCCTCGGCGCGCAGACGCTCGAACTCTTCCAGCTCCTCGTCACTGAGGGCCAGTTTGGCCCGCTGCTCGGCCTCACGCCGCGCCTTGCGCTCCTTTTCCAGCGCCGACTTCAGACCTTCCAGACCGTCGACGGCAAGCGTATACTTCCCGTCACGTTCGACATAAAAGGCCTTGATCGCCTCATCCACGCCATCCAAGGTATCCAGGGTCAGTTTCAGTGCCATTTGAGCCTCCCGCTCTGTGCGCATCTCGCGCTTTTTTTGTTGTAAACCCACAAATACCACACAAAAACACGCAAGTCAAGGTATCAACCTCAACTGCTTCAATGTCCGCAAATTCCCTTCACGGTCAATAAGGTCGTCAAATTTGATACCTCCGCTTTCCAACAGTTTGTATCTATTTGGACCGACGGCATTAATCTTAAAATCCTTTGGTTGCTTGGCAAACCAGCTTGCGTAATTTCCCTGATGCCGCCCCGACTCGATGATCGTGCGCATGCCCCCGGCGTCAATGTTGGCGTCTGGCCGGATGGTGTACGGGCGGATAGCGGCCTCTATCTCGTCGCGATCGATGCCGAGTTCGCGCCAAGTCTTGGTCACGGGGATTGCCACGCAGCGGCATCGGGGATGAAGGGGGATGGACGGCCCTTTGCCCATCTGAAACACCTGCCCGTCCAGCGCGGCGCACCTCATGCACGTCCCGCGCCCGCTCTTGCTGTAACCCGGCTCCAACACACTCGACCACTTCCAGCCCGTGACCAAATCATCGTTGGCCTGATAGACCGCCATCTGCGCGGCCACGTTGGCCGTCTGCACATACGTCCTAGCAATCGTGATTGCCTCCCGTTCCGTGAAGTCGGCAAGCCCCGCGTCAAGCAGCCCCCGGACCGCCTTCCGGTATCCCTCGCCCCGCAGCACTGCCACGTTGAGATTGCGCTTGATCTTCTGGCTAACCGCCTCGCCCCAGGCCGCATCAACCCATGCAGGAAGTGGCGTGCCCTGCGTCGGCCCACCACCCAAAAACTCCTTGAACTGGGCAGCCGACAGCGCCACGGTGTTGATCTTCGCCGCGCCGTCCAGGGACATGATGGCCGTGTGCTCGGCCACGGAGTATTCACCAGCCACGGAAGACATGGTAGCCACGTCCTCACCGATGCGCTTGCGCAAGCCAGCTGAAAGCGCTTCAAGCTCGGCAACCAGCTCATCCGCGTTCTCTGGCACATCTCCGTCGAAAATCTCCTGCTTGATTTCGGCCACCGTCGAGCGTACCGTCTTCAGCATCTCGGCGATGGCCGCGTCCTCGTACTGGTCGAGCCGGTAGCGCCACTGCACGTTGCGGGTCAGGAAATACAGGTCGAGGTCGGCTTGTGTCTTGTCCATGAACCGCTACGCCTTTTGTGTCCCTGTCTGACCGAGAAGGCCCGACGCTATCGAGGCTGCAGACTGAGGTAGAGCAAGCGCTGAAGCTCGGTTGTCCTGCTCCATCATCGCCTGCGCCTCCTGCCAATCCATATCCGAGCGAACCAGACCCCGACGTTTGAGTTCGTCGTAGGCAAGCTGCTTCGGCAAGATCCCGGCCTGCACCGCTGCCATGAGCGTACTCGCCTCTATGTCGTCAAGCATCACGTCGAACTCGGTGTTGATGCTCACGGACGGCGGTTCCTGTCCAAGCCACATGCCGACGTAGACCAGCGCCTGTTCCAGTGCGTCTTGGAACGCCAGCGCCCAACGGATCAGCGTGCTGTCGCTTTCCAACGCCTCACGCCTGACCTGGAATGCCGTGACCGCGCCCGGCTTCGGAGTCATGAGGCGCAGCCCGTAGAGGCCCATCTGTGTCTCGAGGTCTTTGAGGTCGGCAGCGGACACGGCGACGGACTCGGGCGGCACCACATTGACGGGCTTCAAGTCAGCATTCGGGTCGGATGCGTGCAGACCCATACCGGGGGCGGCTGGGAGCGTGAACCCGTCCTCGTGGCTCATCGCCTTGCCAAACAATATCGGACGCCGCAACCAATCCATCATCCCGCGATGCCCAGAAGATGCCTGCCAGTGCTGGGCACACAGTTCGGCCAGACCCTCAAGCGCTGGGCGTGCCATGGACATACCGATGCGTTCACCGGGGGCGAAGACGACCAGGGGGATCTCTTTCAACGTCGTCGTGCCGGATTCGTATTCCACCCAAGCCTCTTTCCCCTGCGTATCCTTGGCCTTGCGGAACGTCTGCCACGCGCCTGGCGTCAGCACGCGGATTTGCTGCACCTGCTCCCGCGTCCATTCATCCTTCTGGACTTCCACGCTCTCGAAAAACCGGAAATGCGTGAGCGTCGGTTTCCCGCCGACCATCTCCCACCATGCGTCAATCACGTCATCGGCGGCGATGTTGACCAAGTACGGCCCCCAGCCATTGGCCTCTCGTGCGGCGACGGTGCGCGGCTTCCACGTGTCGGATGCGGCGTCGTAATACTCAATGCCGAAAGCGCCCTCACGGGTCTGGACCTTGCTGTAATCGACCAGGACGAACGTCACTCCAGCATGGAGGCCAGCGCGGAAAGTCTGCTGCCCCCAGACGGCAAGGTTGTTGCCGCGCTTGTCCACGTCCTCGGCAAACCGGGCAAACTCCGGAGACGGGTCTTCCATCTCCGGGTCGCGACTGAAGACTTGTCCCGTGAGGTAGTTCAAGGTGCGGATATATGCGTCGATGAGGAACGTGTGCGCCAGCCGGTAATCGTAATCCGCCTGCGCCTCGGCCTGGCCCTTCGGCAAATACCGCGTCCCGGCCTGCCTCATGGCCTGCGTGCCGCCGATCAGCGTTTTTGGCAGCGCGAACAGGGCGGCGTGCTGGCTAAACTCCGGCCCTCTGGTGTCAATGCTCATGCTTTACGCCTCCGATGGCGACAGTTCCGTTTTTCCTGGCACATGATCGCGCCGACTCGTTGCGGGGAGTACATCAGTTTGCGTTGCATCCTCTTGCGTCGTCGGTGCATGTGCCTCCTAAAGTTGCCGGGGCCTTTACCCAGACCCCGGCGGGCGTCGGGTAGTTCTCCTGCATGGGGAGATATTGCCGAAAATTTGCCCCGCGCCCGGTATATGAAGTCCCGGATCACCTCCCCACGGGCACGGGGGTTGACGTTTCTCAACGCCGAAATTTAGTCCAAATCTGTGTTCTCGCCCATGAACCTGCGCTGTCTCGCGTATCCATCCCATGCCGCCCATCCGCCAGCGCGAACGCCCGAGTACATGGCCCATCGCGTCACGAAGCCCACGCCCAGTTCCTTCATGGCCGCAAGGAAAACCCGATCCGCTTGGGCGCGGGTCATCGTCCCGAACTGATAGAGCCAATCATGGAGCAGGGCAGCCTTGTTGTACTTGCCGAAGGGGGGAAACAGGTTCCACAATCCCCTCGGCACGCTCGCGCCGTCAGTAATGAACCCGGCAGGGATGACATGCGGCTGGCCGTTGATAAGCACTGGCACGTCATTGACCAATTTGCGGGCTCTCCCAGCTGGCAGGTCGTGGTAGTACGGCTCAACCGGAAATTTGATAGACCATGCCATCATTGCACCCCCAGAAGCAAACGCACCGCGTCAATGATGCGGCTGTCCGTCTTTTGCTTGTCCAGACCAATGAGCGTGGAGTTGCCGTCGCGTGAGTACGTCAGCCCGGATATGTCCTGCGAGCCGATGCGCGTGTAGCTGGCCTGGTAGCCATCTGGCGTTGAGATGGAGATAGTGGAGCATCCAGCTAGGGCGATGCAGAGTAATACGATGGCGCTACGCATCACAAACCACCCCCCAAGCCTGCGTATAAAAATCATCCCACGTATGCCGATGCGGCTTCCCCGGCCTCCACGCTGCAATGTACTGGTCCCAGGCACCGACTACATCGCCCCTATCGGGAAGTGGGACCGGGAGCGTCCAAAGGAGCAGTCTGGCGAAACATGCCGCGAGCACGTCGTCACTCTGCAACCCGTGGTAGACACTGTCCACGGTCCCGGCGTTGCCGAGCTTCCAGCACACGTCTTTGGCCCAATGGCCCGTCCTGGGATGCCAAAGCACGCCAGCCACTCCTCCGTCTCTCTCAAACTGCCAGAGTCCCATCGCGGGGCCACCGATTTGCTTGCGGTGCGTAAGTCTAGATTCCTGCATCCCGATTGCCAGCAGCATCGCCTTGGCGCGGCGGCTCGTCATCATGGGCGGAAGGATGCGCAGGGCTGGTTCAATGATGTTGGCGAGCGTTGTTTTCATCCCTTACCCTCTAGCCTGGAAATTCTGGATTCATGGTTGTCGATGCGTTTCCAGCTTTCGTCCATTTCCGATTTCGTTGCAAAATACTTGGCGTTGTCTAATCGGCACGCATGCTGGCTCGTTTCGAAGCAGTCCATACGGCGCTTGATGGCGGCCATCTCTTCCACGAGCTTTTTGGCGGCCAGATAGAGGCCAAACAATACTAATGCCGTCTGTGGCGCCTGGTCTGCAAATTTTCCGAGCCATTCAATCATGCTGTGTCCGTCCTTGCCATTTTTCGGACACGAAGCCACAGCTCATGTATTTTGTCCACGCTGCGCGGTACAGAATCGGCGCGGCCTGACTAGCGGATGGAGATTGGGGAGACTGTGGTGCGGCGGTGGACGACGGGGAACTTGTACGCAATGAAGTACGTCCCGGCGTCCACTACATGGTCAAGTCCTGACGTTTTGTCCGGTTCGCCATTCTTATCGTAGGCTTGCTTTTCCAACGCCTCGACAAATCCAGGGCACGTATCGGGGTTGACCCTGAGCCGCCGCACGCCGTCCGCGTGGATCATGCGATTCGTGGCTAGTACGCGGTCCTTCACTGCCGGGTTCGTCGTGTTGACCAGCACGGTCATGCGGGCTTGCCGGAGCAATGCGATGTCGGACTCCGACGCGTTGACGCTCTTCCTGTTCCGCCCGCTGGCATCCGGGTAAACGTAGATCGCGTGGCCATTGTACCTGTCGGCAAGGATGCGGATCATGGCCGGGGTGTCGAACACGCCCGTGATCTCTGCAACGGCGTGAGGATCACCGTCACGCAGCACGAACACCACCGCCGCCATGTGCTCGACGTTGAAGTCCATCCCGATGTGCAATGGCTCGTTGTCGCGGATCGTCTCGGTTGACCCGTTCAGCACGCGGTCAAACTCGGGGTAAACGCTGCCAGCCGTGAGGTTGACGAACTCGCCGTCAAGATACGCGGCGAGGAGGTTGGGCGGGTAGGTGTTGCGGAGGTTGGCGATATAGCCATCCGGGAGATTCGCGGCGTTCTCCATCGTCCGCGCCCGGTACAGCTCGTACCCTGGCCCACCGAGTTTCACCCACCGTTCATAGACAAAGCGGAACCCTTCCGGCGTCGTGGCGACTGCAACGGTATTCCGAGCAACGCGCCCGGCCTTCGTGATGGCCTTCTGGCGGTTCCGGGCAACGACCTTGTTCCAGACGTTGCGGGCCTTGTCGATTGGCAGCGTGTCCAACTCGTCCAGAATGCTGTGCGCGACCTCGTATCCAACGATGCGGTCAGGGTTGTCCATGGTGCGGAATAGAATGCGCTGCTTGCCGATGTGCAGCGTGGCCGTCTGTCGGTTGAGCCGGTACGGCGCGCCATTCTTCTCAAGCAGCATCGGGAACCGCTGATAGGCGATGTCTTCGACCAGGCCATAGGTCGGGAGGTAATAGGCGATGTCGCACGACGGGAAATATCGCAGTAGCCGCACTGCCCGCGCAATAGCCGCCGCCGTCTTCCCGCTTCCGAAACCGCCGATAAACGCCGGGAAGGTCGCCTCTGATTTGACAAACCCGACCTGCGCCGGGGTAAATTTCATCCTAGCCATCCATCATCTTCGATCGGCGGGAGAGGCCGCACGTTGAGGTTCGCATCAAACTCCTGCCTCTCGACCCAGCCCCGGCGTTTGCCCTGGCATTTAAGATAAAAAAAGATCGCCGCCAGCTCCCCCGCCTGGATCGCCTGGTTGAGCTTGCTCTCGACGGCATCGAGGTTGATCTCCCGCACATTTTCCCAGACGGCCTTGAGCTTTGGGCTTGCGTTGACACGGTGGTGGACGGTCGAACGGTCCAGCCCGACGGCCCGAGCCGCTGCCGCCATTATCCCGCCACTTTTCTCAAGGGCTTCAATGAGTTGCTCGTCAGAAACCCGCGATTTTCTGATTTTCGATTTCACTTTTTTTTCGGCCATGGAGGTAACCCTTCAGCTTTCTTAAGTTTAAATTTTATCAAGCATACTAGACAGTTGCCAAAAATTTGATACAATGAGGGCAACAAAAACGAGAAACCCAGGAGGACACATGCCGATCATTTATGAGCCCAAGGGCAAGGCGCTCGAATACTCGCCGCTGGCCGCGAACCTTTACAAAGGCTGCTCCCACGGCTGCGAATATTGCTACGTGCCAGGCATCCCGCCATACAAGTTTGAGAAAAACCCACGGCAGGCTTTTTACGGTAAGCCCGCCCCTCGGCCAGGAGTTTTGGCCGAGCTTGAGCGGGACGCCCGAAGGCTGGCCGGTGACAAGCGCCGGATCCTGATGAGCTTTACCAGTGACCCCTATCAGCCGATTGAGCGGGAGCACGAAATCACCCGCCGCGCAATGGCGATCCTGGCGGAAAACGGACTCAAGCCCCAGGTGCTGACCAAGGGCGGTGAGTGGGCGGTCAAGCGCGACGCCGATGTGCTCAAAGCAACTGGTTGCGTGTGGGCGGCGACTCTGACTTGCGACGACGATGACGCGTCGATAAGATGGGAGCCGCAAGCTGGACTTCCAGGCGATCGGATCGCGGCCCTTGAGCGGGCGCACGGCATCGGGCTGGAAACGTGGGTGAGTCTTGAGCCTGTCGTTGACCCCGACGCTGCTGTCAGGTTGATCCACGCGACCCACAAGTTCGTGGACCTCTACAAGGTCGGCAAGCTGAACCATCACTCCCATGCTGACACCATCGATTGGTCTGATTTTCTTGAGAGGGTAGAGGACGCGCTGAACCAGCACGGCAAAGCGCGATACATCAAGGTCGACCTCGAAAAACACCGGCGTAAGTGCTCATAAACAAGGAGGAACACCATGTACGCAATGACAGTCAAGTCGAACTCAACGGTTGGATTTTGGGAAGATTGCAAGGCCACGACCGAGCGCGGGGCGAAGTCCGAGGCATGGAAGCGGTTCGGTGACGGGTTCGTAGGCGACGCCATCGAAATAGCTCTCAAGCACGAAGACGGGCAGTTGCAGCCCATTGCGAGGCGGGTCATAGCCGCGAAGTCTGCCTGGGAAAAACTCATCTAGTCCGCTCCACCACCGCCGCATAGTGGGTCATCTGTCCGCCATCACCAGCGGACTTGATGGCCCACTCTTTTATTTCAAATCCTGCCGACCTCGCCACGCCGTCAAAAATATCCCTGACGACGTTCGCCCATTGCTTATGCACGCCTTGGTTTCCGAGCTTCTGCGCATACGGGGCAAGTTCTTCCACCTTCCACGCCCTGCCGAGCATTGCAGCCCTGCGCAACCCATCGTTGACGACAACCCCGAAGACATCCGGCAATCGGTCGGCGTTTGAAAATATGGCGCGGATCGCAGGCCATGGGGAACCATACGGGTCAACGTCAAAAAAATTCGGCGAGTGGTGGAACCCTATGCCCGCGGCAATCGCCTTGACACAGTCCCCCTCGTACACGGCCCAATGCGGGCGCTGCTCGACAAGGTGCGGCGTTTTCTTCTCGTCCTTTTCAAAGACGACGCCTGGGAATTTGGCGTACAGAGTTTTGCCCAACTCGCCCTTGCCCCCGTACGCCTCAAGGATTCGCGGCTCTGGAATCTTCGCCAACAGCATTTCACGAATGGCGTACTTCGTGTTTTTCCCGGCGTTATCTTTTTTCAAGGTACGCCTCACATATCTGCCGGATCGCCTCCATTCTGTTCAGTTCGCCCGTCTTTGAAATTGCCTTTTCGAGAACGTCGATACAGCCCTTGTCCATGCAGACTTTGACCCTCGTCTGACCATGTCCGAGAGACTTGCTGTCGATGCCTTGCGCATCGGCATTGCTGAACTCAATGGCGCTTGCGTCAAAAACGTCGCTGATCTCGGCGTCGGTGAACCCGGTGAACTCAAGATCAAATCCCATGTCCGCGATGGCGCTGAACTCATCGGCCAGGGCGACGACATCCCAGTCGGCCCAGTTCGCCGACTTGTTTGCGAGAAGACGAAACGCTTTGACCTGCGCGTCAGAAAGTTCGTCTGCAAGCGCGACGGGGACAGACTTTAATCCGAGCTTTTTTGCGGCCTTGAGCCGCAAGTGGCCGTCAACAACGGTACCGTCTGATTTCGCAATAACTGGAATTCTGAATCCGAACTCCTGTATTGCAGAACACATGCGGTCCACTTGCTCGTCATTCTTGCGTGGGTTTTTCCCGTATGGAATCAGCTTTTCAATCGGCCAATCCGAAACTTTTAATTGTTGGCTTTGTTTTGACATCAAAACTCCATCGGCAACGTCATCTATGCCGGGTTCGGTTTACTCGGCCCTTCGGCCTGGCCGTACATCCTAATCCCCGTGCAGTCCCAGAACGAGAGGAACTTCTGCCCGCACTCTCGGCACCTGTGGCGCTGCTGGTAACAGTCGTGGCAGAGGGCGTCCGGTCCCTTGATCCGGATCGTATCGACGCCGCCGCAGCCTGGGCATTTGACGGGGAGTTTGCTCATTCGTCGTGCTCCTGTTTCCAGCGGTCATCCCGCCCCACGCTCATGGCCTGATACGACACGAGGAAGGCGATGTTCGTCAGCTGTCAGCCTTGGCATCAGGACCACACCTCCGTAACGCGGTTATAGCAGGATTGCGCGAGGCGCAGCCGCGCGCGCAGCGTGGCGATGTCATCTTCCATTCTTCGGGCTCGTGCCTCCAGTGCCTCAATTTCGGCGGCGACGGCAATGATCTCCGCGGACAGCGGGTAGTCGCATTTCTGCGCGATGTTTTTCAGTTTGTCGGCCATTTTTGCCATTTCTTGCTCCTAAAATCCCAGCCACGGGTCAACGCCTAGGCACTCCGGCGCGGTAATTGAGCCGGAGGCCCAAGGGCAGGAGAATTCGTGCTCTGGCGGTGGTCCTGCAAGGCCCTTTTTTTCTCGATATTTTTTCCGCGCCCATGCGTTGTCCCTGTTTCGCTTGTGTTTTTTTGCGCACTCCTCGGTGCACGTTTTGGCCCGCTGGCGCGGGTATGTGGCGCAGAATTTTCTTCCGCACACTTCACACGTTTTGCTGATCATTACCGCCACCCATCGTGATTACATTCTCTCACCACTGCGGCCCACGCCTCTGGCGTGGAGTCTACGACATACTCCCATCCCCACTGGTGTTTGGCTCCGATGGCGGCCTCCAGGGGCCACAGGACGCGCCAGTCGCGGCGGTCAAGGCGGTACCAC